AGATAGTCCTCACCCATGTAGGTTTGAGTATTCTCATCATGTACAGTATCAAAGAAGTTGTAATAATTAGGCACTTCTTGATATTCTCCGTTGATAACAGAGTTCTGTATTATTTTTTTGTTAGGATAATTTTGTACTAATTTATCAAATACAATTCTTTTTATTAATAAACATCCTGCAGGTGCGTGTGTTATCTCTGCTACACCATTGTTTACTTTAAAATTTGTTGAGTCTTTTATTCTGACTGGATAAGTACAAGCTCCCGTTTCTAGATCCTCAACATTCTTAATTTTTCCCTTTTGCATTCTTTCATGTAGCTTAGCCCATTGTATACTTTTTAATGGATAAGGAATGCATATTACATCTTTGTCAGCTTCTATCATTTTATAAACAGCGTCAGGACCTATGTTAATATCAGAGTCTAAAAACAGTAGATAATCCGCTTCTGTATCTAAAAACGATGCTACTGTTAGATTTCTACCTTGTGTGACTAATGATGATTTGTGCATTAAAAAACTTACATTGTCGCCAATCTTCAACATATGTTTTTGAAGTTCTAGTAAACACTGAGCGTAGTGTATAGATACCTCTGAATGAACTGGTGTACCAACACATAGATTAATTGACTTCTTTTGACTTTCTTCTCTAAGCCATATAGGTTTGGAAGGATCATCTATTTTTACTTCTTTGATCGTTTGATAAGTGCCATCATTTGACCATATCTTACTTGACATTAGTGACTCCTCGTAAAAAATTCCACCAAGTTTCTGCTTGTTTTTCCCAATTGTAAAATCGTTTATAAAAGTCTTGTTGCATATTAAGGTTATTTTGTATTACATCTAAGTGTAATGTATCTGCTGCAATGTCTATAGCTGTAGCAAATGACTTTGCTAAAAGTTTATAATCATCTAAATACTGAACATAGATAGGAAACTCTGAACAAGTTTCAGGTAACGCTCCATAATTAGTTACAATAGAATATAAACCAGCGGACATACATTCAATTGCTGATATACAAGATGTTTCTTCCCAAATACTTGGGTAAGCAAAGATATGGTAATTTTGTAAATTCTCTAAAATATATTCATTAGGCCTATAACCAATATAATTTACGTTAGGTAGTTTTGATGCTTGTTTGTATAACGGAACCCATTTATCATCATTTGCTTCTTTAAAAGCATCACCATACACCTGTGTTGAACTATACACATCTAATTTAATATTTTTATTTTCTACCATTTGCATAGCAGCTAACAATACATTTAATCCCCTCCAAGGTGTTGGTTGAAATATCATTCTAATAGGATCACCTTTTTTATATGGTTTTCTTTTAGGAAAAGATGTGCACCCATTTTTAATAACCATACATTTTTCTGTTGGTAAGTTAAAAAGCATTCTGAATTTTTCAAACGTCCAATGAGAGTTAAATACATACCAATCATATTTATAGTGATTGTTTTTATCCTTAAACCAAGGATATATATTAGGTTGATCGTATGAATTCTTTTGCCAAAGTATGTTAGGCTTATTAGGATGTAAGGGTATTTTTTCTGGTACGGAAGTAGTTATTTGTACTTTATCTAATAGATCATTATCAACATGATCGTATAAAAATTTTAGTTGTAGTTCTGTACCACCAGCAGCTTGCATTAGTCGTTTTTACCAAATACCTCCAAAGAAGCAACTGTTATTTCTAAATCTTGCCGAAAATCATCTTCTGTAGTTTCTGTATTTGGATCCGCAACATCTGCATCAAATGCATCTTTGTCAGCGTATACTTGACCTGTTCTTTTGTTTTTTACTATTTCTTTTGCTTTTGCTGGTATTATTTTCATGGTCTTCTCCCTTGACGATTGTATGGTTTATAACTTCTTTTTTCAGATTTTGAAAGAGATTTTTTGTGACGTCTAGGACGTTTACGAGGCTTTGGTCTAGGTATGAAATTAACAAATTTTTGTCTAGCCATTTTCCTGTGATCTATCCAATAATGCGTAACTTATTGCACCTTGAATTTTGTTACTACCAGTTGATGCTTGAACCGTAATTGCATCACCCGCCTCTAAATTTAAACCTTCTGGTGTTGCGTTGACTTGTGTTTTAGCGGCCACATCATCTCTAAAAAATTCAAATTCAGCACTTGAGTCAGATGAATCTACTAAATTCATCTGTACTAAAATAGCTGATGATGCATCATTGTTTGCGCAATATACAGCTTTCACTATGATTGTTGCATTAGCAGGACAAGTTAAAACTGTTGCTTTATTTACATCAGCTTGTTTGTAACCTTGGTTTTTATATTGTATTGTCATGACATAAAGTAATTAAACGCATCCTGTTCATTTTTCAAGTCTTGTTGATAGGTTGTGTTTAATTGATTTTCTACTGTAGCTATTGCTTGGTTTATTTGTCTAAACCCTTCTTCTGTATATTCTTTAGGTGGTTCAGGTACATAAACATTTATCTTAGCCATTTTTTCTGCCTCGTCTTATAGACTCCTTACCTCTTCTAAATATAGAGGCTACTTGTGATTTACCCATAACTTTAGCTCTTTGCTCACCAACAGTCAATATTTGTATTTTCCTTGCAAACGGTTTAGATACCTTCTTAACTTTAGCAACGGTCTTACGAGCATCATTAGGAGTCGCAAACTTAATTCCAACAGTATCTTTAGGATTCTCATCTGTATATAATCTCCTACCTGAACCTTTTGGTTTTTTACCTGTACCTACTCTAGGATCTTTTCTTTTCATTATCTTCTACCATCCTCGTACACATCAGCTCTAAAAGTTCCATATCTCCAACTCTCATTCGTAGATGTATTTTCTATTTTTAAATTTGCCAATCTTCCTCTGACTCTTGTATCTACTTTAGATGTTGTGCTTGATACGTCAAACTGTGTTGTAGTTGTATTAGTAGAAACAGGAAAATCTTTTGTACCTAACGTTATTTTTGCATTACCTTGTATGTTTTTAAAATCTGGTAAGAATCTACTTACTCTTAATAAGAAAGTCCCATCACCGTCTGTAGGTAAATCAAAATCTCCTGATTGTACAAACGCTGCTATTGCTGTAGCATTTTTGTTTAAATCAATTTTATTAATACCAACCTCTTGTGCAAAATAAGTTGTTGCTCCAAAAGTGTCAGTTGCGCCCTGTAAGGTAGAAAATGTTGGAGTTCCTGTAGAACTATATTCAGTAGCATAAGGCACAGGATATGTTGATGCATCAGCGTAAGTGCTTCTAGCAAGTGTCATAGGAGCCCATGTGTTCTCCACGTAATTGTAAACTGCTGTTCGGTCATTTTGTGTAGATGGTCCAGATGCCGTAGTACCAGCAGGGTAGAACCAAATAATTTCATTAAACAAAGAATTATGCGATGCAAAGACTATTTCATTGGATGAATAATTAACACCAACGTTATTTCCTGTTGTGGTAAAAACAAAGTCTTCAATCAACGAAGGTAATAGTTTAACCGTACCATCAAATACAAAGAAACCACCTGACTGACCCATCCAAAATACTTTACCATCTGCGTAAGCTGCAGCATGTTGACCAATGCATCCACAATTAGAACCAACTTGTCTAATAGAGAAAGTAAATGGCGGCCCTACAAACTGCATTAGATAAGCTGCAGTATCAGTTAATATTAAATTATAATCTTTACCTGATATAGCCGTAACAATCTTGTTTCCTGTATCTAATCTAAAAGTACCTGCAGTATTAGTAGATGTAGGTGTATAAGTGGTAAAATCCTCTTGGTCACTAAATCTTATAAACATTGGATCCTGTGAAGATCCTGAACCAATTGTAGTCTCTGTTCCTAAATGCACTACGTGTCGATCTCTATCTGAAACTATAGTCATTCTTGAAGCTGTAGGAGCACCAGTCATAATAGTTGCTCTGTTTTCTAATGGGTTTGCTGCACCAGCGTCCCAAGTAAATGTTTTACCATTTTTAATTGTAGCAATAAGTTGTTGCCCAAAGTTATCAAGCGACCATGAACCAGGGTCAAGTATCACGTTTGTAGATGTTGAGGCCTCACCCCACTTACCTGCAGACCAAGTATCTGTACCCCAACCATAACCATATGTTTGTTCTACAGGTCCAATCTCAACATAAGGATTTATAGTTGCTCCACCCGCTGCAGACATACCTGTGCCTGTTTCTGTTATAGGCATAACTATTTGAAAACTGTTGGTTCCTATGCTTGTTGATTGTACTTCAAATATATTATTTGTAAAATCTGTTGTATTAAATCTAGTAACTGTAGATTCTCTTACAGCTGTTGCTGTATCGTGAGCAATAGCGGTCGTGCCTCCAGTGCCCCTTGTGCATCCTGTAAGATCATTAGTAGACTTTCCTGAATAGGTAATTATCTCATCATTAATTCTAACAGAGCCTGATGAGGAAAAACTTGATGCATCTGCTAAAACTATTGTTGTAGCTGTTGCTGTTATTGCACCATTAAGAGTTGAGGTAGCTCCTGGAACTGTCACAGATGATAACGTAATATAATCTCCAGCTTGTAATGTATGAGATGTTTTATTTACAGTTACGTTTGCAGAATTATTTGTAGATGTAAATGTAGCTCCAGTTATAGCCGTGTCTAAAGGAGTGATATCATAAAACGCTCCCTCGTAATAAATATATAAAGCTTTCGATGAACCTAAAGCAGCATACTTTTCTCCAGCTATACTTGTCCAAGTATGTTGTGCTCTAGCTGGACCTGAGATTGTAGCCCCCCCTAATGCTTCAAACCCACCAATTTTTTCGGGTTGACCGTACCTAAATCGCACAAAATCACTATCGATCCATTGTCCCTCAGCTCCTGATGGTGTATCTGATTTATTAATTCCTGGTACTATTCTGACAGTTGTTAACGCCACAGATTACTCCTACGTTAATGTTTCACCTGTTACAACAAAAGTGTTTGATGCAGTGCAAATAAGAGTTGCAACACCTCTTGTCCCTAAAGTTCTATCTGCATTTGATCCATCCTTTGCAAAGAACA